CTGCGACACGGACGGCTCAATGGTAAATTTGCTGTTCAGCGCGGACAGATCAATCTTGTTGATTTCTGCCAGCACCGACATGTAAGCATTCAGCTTAAAACGGGTAGTATTTTTCATCGCTTCGCTTTCTCTGTACGTTAAAAAGGTTTGCCGCCGCTGTATCAGCAGTCGGTGCGCACTTCGCCGCCGCTGCCGTTACCCTGCGTGCGCGGGCGGACCTGCTGGCGGCCATCTTCCCGGCTCAGCTGCTGCTGCAGTTCGGTAAAGTCCGCCTGCAGCTTTTCGCGCTTCAGCACTTCCTCACCCAGCGCACTGCTGAAATGTGATTTCAGGCTGTCGGCCTGTTCGCTCAGCGCCGTTTCAATGCGCGTGCTCAGGTCCTGCTGCTCGGTGGCAATCAGCTCAACGGCCTGATGCACGTCGCTGAAGCGCGCCGCGTCGGTCTGCTGCTGTCTGCTGAACATCGCTTTGATGCGGGTAAACAGGGCGGGCTTTTCGTCGGCCACGTCCTCAAACTCGATCAGGGTTTCTTCAGCGGCAGAGAAAACGTTGTCAGGATGCTGCTTGCGGTTTGCCAGCGGGTTCGCCCCGGCGCTGGCGCTGAACTGCAGCATTTCCGTGCCGAGGCTGGCCGGATCGTCGGTCACGGCCAGGCCAATCAGATAGGCCGCGCCGGTGTCCGCGAATTCCGGGCGGATTTCCATAGAGGTAAAGATTTTCTGCATGGTGCCGGTCAGCGTGACCAGCTCGTCAGTCGGGTTAATCAGGGCATACAGCCCCAGCTTGCCCTTCAGCGGGCCGTCGCCGATTTCTTCAGCGTCCAGCGCTTCCACTACGCCAAAGCGACGAAACGGACTGTCTGGCGTGTAGCCCTTGATGTGCTCCATGTTGATCACGGCGGTGTACAGCTCAGGGCTGTAATTTGCCGCCATCTGTTCAAGCCAGCTGCGCTCGATGGTGCGCCCGTCCGTGGTGGCACCTTCCACCCCGATACGAAAACGCTTTGCTTTCTTTGCCATTGTCCAGGCTCCGGTCAGTAAAACTCTGTGAGGCTCTATGGTTGCGGCGGCAGGGGTATCGAAACAACGCGCGGACGTTGTGCGGGAAACCACACAATGAGGGATGGCGGAAAAGGAAGCGGCGGGGCCGTATTTTGGCTGCATGAACATGACACCCGCCCCCGACGACCTCGATCCCCGCAGGCAGGCTTTACTGCTTTACTTTCAGGGATACCGTATCGCCCGCATTGCTGAAATGCTGGGAGAGAAACCCGCAACCGTTCACAGCTGGAAAAAGCGCGATAAGTGGGGCGACTATGGCCCGCTGGATCAGATGCAGCTGACCACAGCCGCACGCTACTGCCAGCTCATCATGAAGGAGCAGAAGGAAGGGAAGGACTTTAAGGAAATCGACCTGCTGGCGCGCCAGTCCGAGCGCCACGCCCGGATCGGTAAATTCAGCAACGGCGGCAATGAGGCGGACCTGAACCCGAACGTGGAGAACCGCAACAAAGGCCCGCGTAAGCCCCCGGAAAAGAACCTGTTCAGCGACGAACAGATTGAGAAGCTGCAGGAGGTTTTCCACGGCTCGATGTTCGGCTATCAGCGCCAGTGGTGGGAAGCCGGGAATAAGTACTCAGTCCGCAACCTGCTGAAGTCGCGCCAGATCGGGGCCACTTTCTTTTTTGCCCGCGAGGCGCTGATCGATGCGCTGACCACCGGGCGCAATCAGATTTTCTTAAGCGCCAGTAAGGCGCAGGCGCACGTCTTCAAACAGTACATCATTGAATTTGCCCGCGAGGTGGACGTAGACCTGAAGGGCGACCCGATGACGCTCAGCAACGGCGCGTGCCTGTACTTCTTAGGCACCAACGCCCGCACCGCGCAGAGCTATCACGGCAATCTGTACCTGGATGAATATTTCTGGATCCCGAAGTTTCAGGAACTGCAGAAAGTGGCGTCCGGCATGGCGCTGCACAAGAAGTGGCGCGAAACCTACTTTTCCACCCCGTCCAGCCTCACACACAGCGCCTATCCGTTCTGGTCCGGCGCGCAGTTCAACAAGGGCCGGGCCAAAGCTGACCGGGTTGATATCGATCTCAGTCATCAGTCACTGGCCGCCGGTCGCCTCTGCGAAGACGGCCAGTTTCGCCAGATTGTCACGGTTGAAGATGCTGTGCGCGGCGGCTGTGACCTGTTTGACCTGGAGCAGCTGCGCACGCGCTACAGCCCGGAGGACTACCAGAACCTGCTGATGTGCGTCTTTATGGACGATCTGGCGTCGGTGTTTCAGCTGGCCATGCTGCAGAAGTGCATGGTGGACAGCTGGGAAGTCTGGACCGACTTTGAGGCGCTGGCGCTGCGGCCGTTCGGCTGGAAAGAGGTCTGGATCGGCTATGACCCTGCGAAGGGCACGCAGAACGGCGACAGTGCCGGATGTGTGGTCATGGCACCGCCTGCCGTGCCGGGCGGTAAGTTCCGCATCCTTGAGCGCCACCAGTGGCGCGGGATGGACTTCCGGGCGCAGGCTGACGCCATCAGGACGCTGACGCAGCAGTATAACGTCACTTATATCGGTATCGACTCCACCGGCGTCGGGCTGGGTGTGTATGAGAACGTCAAAGCCTTTTTCCCGCAGGTGAAAGAATTTGTCTATAACCCGAACGTGAAAAACGCCCTGGTGCTGAAGGCTTACGACACCATCGCCAGCGGGCGGCTGGAGTTTGACGCCAGCCACCTCGACATCGCGCAGTCATTCATGTCTATCCGCAAGGCCACCACGGCCAGCGGCAACCGTCCGACCTATGAAACCAGCCGCAGTGAGGAAGTCAGCCACGGGGATTTAGCCTGGGCGACCATGCACGTGCTGGCAAACGAGCCGCTGCAGGGACAGGCGGCACACACGCAGAACATTGTGGAGATTTATTAATGAGCAAACGCAGGAACCGCACCCGCACGCAGTCCGTGCCGCAACCGGAGAACATGACCAGCGGAGCAGCGTCGGAGGCGTTTACCTTTGGCGACCCGATCCCGGTTCTGGACCGCCGCGAACTGCTGGACTACGTGGAGTGTGTTATCAATGATCGCTGGTATGAACCACCCGTGAGCGTTGACGGGCTGGCGCGCACGTTCCGTGCCGCCGTTCACCACAGCTCCCCTATCAGCGTAAAATGCAATATTCTGGCAAGTACCTTTATCCCGCACCGCCTGCTGAGTCAGCAGGCGTTCAGCCGCTTTGCGCTGGATTACCTGATTTTCGGTAATGCCTACCTGGAGAAGCGGACCAGCCGCCTGGGTAACGTGCTGAAGCTGGAGCCGTCGCTGGCGAAGTTCACCCGCCGCGGCCTCGATTTAGACACGTATTGGTATGCAAACTATGGGATTAGCACGGAACCCTATGAGTTCGCGAAGGGCAGCGTGTTTCACCTGATGGAACCGGATATCAATCAGGAAATTTACGGCGTGCCGGGTTATCTGTCGGCCATCCCTTCCGCCCTGCTGAACGAGTCCGCCACCCTGTTCCGCCGCAAGTATTACCTTAACGGCAGCCATGCCGGTTTCATCATGTACATGACCGACCCGGCACAGAGTCAGCAGGACGTGGATAATATCCGCAGCGCCATGAAAAGCGCGAAGGGCCCTGGCAACTTTCGCAACCTGTTTATGTACAGCCCGAACGGGAAAAAGGACGGCATCCAGATCATCCCGCTGTCAGAGGTGGCGGCAAAGGATGAGTTTCTGAATATCAAGAACGTGAGCCGTGACGACATGCTGGCCGTACATCGCGTGCCGCCTCAGTTGATGGGGATAATGCCGAGTAATGTTGGGGGATTTGGCGATGTCGAAAAGGCAAGTAAAGTATTTGTTCGCAACGAACTGATGCCTCTTCAAAAAAGATTACAAGAAATAAATAATTGGGTTAATGAAGAAGTAATAAATTTTGAACCCTATCAACTATAATATAAAATATCATTATTAAAGAAAAGGTGGAGAAAACCTCCACCTCCACCTCTAACTTAGGCTTTGACATACTTAAATTTAAAAGCATTAGCAGTTGGATCTAATGGCTTGATAATCCCTTCATCTCTCAGTTTCTGTAATGCTTTCTTAACTTTCTGGAGATCATCTTCACCACTTAACTGTCTAACTAATTTATTTGTCAGTTGCCCTGCTGGATTTTCTTCGAAGTAGTTAATAATCACATCTTCAATAGAAGCAATAGTTTGATGCTTAACTATCACAACAAAATTATTACCTCTCTCTTCAAATACAGGAGCTACCAATCCAGCTTTACGCAACTCATTTTTAGCAGTGTCAAGCCCCTCACCAATATCATGATTTACTGGATTTGGGAGTTTATGTAACAATCGGACTAAATTTGGATTGCGAGAAAATCGCTCTTCATATAAATTGTTTATTGTCATGTACCCTGGTAATCTACCTGGGCTTTGAACTTCAATTCGATTATCATAAACTTTTACGTGTACGTCATCCTTCTGGCTGTAATCTCTATGAATAACAGCATTAACTAATATCT